CGCATCTGATGCACGCGTGGCATCAAATAGTCACAGTGTTGTATAAAGTAAGTTTCAGTTTGTGCGTATGATGCACTCACTGCTTGTTCAATTCCTGTAGCAGTATTAGTCTGTCCAATCTGCTGACCTAAGCGCTGTGGTGTAATACCAATAGTCTCAAACGCTTGCATCTTGAAATAGTTAGCTAACTGAATACGAGACATTAAACGGTTAGTCTGTTCAAGGTCTAGCTTCTGATAGTGTTGGAATGCAAGTGCGTTTTCTGTATTGGTAATAGAAGTATCCAATGGTAACATCTGGAAGTTCTTCATTGCCACATAAGCCTTAGCTAAGTTGTTCTTTCCCCAGTCTTCTCCTAATGAGTGTCTAGGTAAAGCGTTCTGGTCAAGTAAGATTACAGTACCTAGTTCATCTACTAAGATGTCTGCAATCTGGTTGTTCACAATGTTATAACCAATCTGGAAAGGTTTCATTAGATCAACAAGAGCTGTAGATCTTGTATTACGGTCTGTAAATACAGAACCTTCTACAGGAAGTTTACAACCATACATTGAACTGTCACCTTTAAACTGGAACTTAAGTGGGTTAATCAAGTTCTGATTAATACCTAAGTAAATAGGATTAATACCACCAGGGTTGTTACTTCCCCAGAAGGTTGGACGGTTAGGACCAATCTTAACTCCACCCCACACTTCATTAATCCAGATCCAATCAATGTGCTCACCAAATACTAAGTTATCCTTAGTCTTGTTTTTAAGAATGCTTGTATTATATACCGGTTTATCTACAACTACATATGTTTCATCAACTATGTCTTGAGATACATTACCATTATCTGATATACGAGTTAAGTGACCAACTCTACGTTGTGACTTCCAGTAAACTGTAGTAACACGTAACATATTACTCATACCTAAATCAAAGTAGTCTTCACTACTCATCATAATCCAGTTTACTATATCACCTCCATAGTAAGCATTATCCCACATAGATGTGAACTGACGGTATGCTAATGAAGGAGCTTTAGTATTCCATTCATGTGACTTAGTTGCATCATAATAAGATCCATCATTCTGATAACCTTGAATAGGATAACCAGCAGAACGTACAGGATAAATAAGCTCAAGAGCTTTCATTTGATCCTCTGTCATTAACCAGCCATACTTGTCAATTACATCAGATACAGTCATCATATCAAATTTACCTACCCATTGGGCTTGTGATATATAACGAGTATCAGGTGACTTTTGATAGAATGTAAGAACAGGATTCCATAATTCTACATCATAGTCATCTTCAAGCATCTTAAAATGCCAGAACTCACGGTCAGTAATAAGCATATCACGGAAACCTCTCTCCTCAAGCTCATCCATTCTAAAACGCTCAACATCAACTCTATGTTGATGCTCAGCCCACTGCTCTACCATACTACGGTAGTCTTTATTAAAAAACTCTTGTATCTCAGGTAAAGTTTTAAGATTATCCGGAGCCATCTTTTGCTTATACTCTTCTGAGTTAGGATCTAACTGAGATAAAGCCATTGCCATCTTCTGCTCAGCTTCAAATAAAAGAACTTCTTCTACTTGTTGTCTCTTAAGCTCAAGCATTTCATTATATGAATACTCATCAACTCCTGTATAACTTACACGTGTATTACGCTTAGCAAATTCTGCTACAAGAGTATTAATTACATTAGGGATAATAGGATAGAACTTTAGCTCTAGTGCAGATGCATCCTCCTTAGTTAAAACATCAATAAGATCAGCATACTCATTATCATCTTCTACAATGTAGTCAGTCTTATCTATAATACCTTTAGCAAGCTTATAGTTTTTCATTAACCTGCGTGCATTTCTACGCACTTGTTTAAGACCTTCCCATTCTAACCAGTCAAGGTTCCAAGCTGCCCACTCTTGATCTTTTTTCTTTTTTGGCAAAAATTGAATAGGCTGATTGAGAGTACCCATACGGTTGTACTCACCCTTAGCCCCATTCTTTAATTGCATTGCATTATATACCTGCATATTATCTGAAGTTTTTAAATGGTGATCGTGGTGTTTTCATACCACTAAAGCCAGAACCACTTCCACCAATGTGACGGAAAGGGCTCGTATTTAATTTACTGAATTTATTGGAGTTATCCAAGTTTTTTGCTGCTCCTGTTTCCTCATAACGTTTTTTATAGCCTCTATTTGCCTGTTGAACTTTAGCAAAAGCTACTAAAGCAGCAAATGATACAAGTCTATCCACGTTAACTCCCTCTCTGTAAGCCATCATTTCTTTGAGTAACATGATGTCAGGAACACGTTCTATACCATAGGTTGTCTTAACTACTTTACCCTCTTCTGTTACCTCTTGATGTAACTCTTCTTTAAGGAACTCAATAGCATAGCTTACCATATGACTTTTAAATAAAGTACCTGTGTTACGCCATCCATACTCCTGAAATACATTAGCATTAGCTCCTATATCTTTTAGGAATAAGATCTGTGATCTAGGCACCAAGTATTTCTGTTTCTTTCTGTATATCATATAGTTAATAAACTGGCTAATGTTATTTTCCACAATGGTCCATGCATTATACCACTCTATTATAAGTTCTAGTCTCTCGTGTGTTTTGTTAATGTCATCAAAACGTCCACACCAAGCAGCTACTAATTTATCCTGTTCTATGAAAGTTTCTACTTTTTCACCATCATTTTTAGTAACTTCAACTGGTGTTTTATAAACATAAATAGAACACAATGATTCTGAGGTAGTTGTCTTACCTTCACCCACGGGGTCAATACTTGCATAGTACATCCCAAACTCAGGATTCTTAACAGGTCTTTCCCATACAACTAGACAACCGGTTTTATCTTCTGTATTCTTAGTTATTGGAAACTCTGATATAGGTAACTTATTAGTTATAGATACAGCAGGTTGGCCATCAGTTGCTCTATAGATATCAAGATGCTCATACGCATACATCTTATCTTCAATTCTTCTAAGCTGTGCTGTAACCAAGTGCTGTGGGAAAATAGATACAGTTCTATAATCAAACGCCTCTTTAATATTTCTAGGGTGCTGAGATATACGTAATTGATACTCCTGAGGATCAAGATCTTTTTTCCAAGATGCAAACTGTTCATCTAGAGCTTTAAGAGCTTCTTCTACTTTAGAGTTACCAAACTTGTCTATATAAGGTGGCATTGACCACTGCTCAGGAATAAACAACCCTGTTGTACCTACAACACCTGTTTCATCTATAAGGTTAGATGTTACACTGTAGATATCATTAGCATCCGGTCTAGTGATCATCTTCTTAAGTGGTTCACATTGAGACAAGTCCCCCACTGATCCCGCAGCAATAAACATCCCTGTAGTCATAAACCCAGACTTCATTGCAGGACGGATATATTCAAAGGTTGTGTCCATCTTAGGAGCAATACCAGCTTCCTCATGGAAGAAGTACTTACACGGTCCCCCTACTCCATTAGTAGGATCTTTCTCAAAAGACATCCCCTGCATTACACCTTTAAGTCCTATCTCAGACTTACGTTTACTTAAACTATCTACAGTTTCAATCTTCTGCTGCCACATCATAACCTTATTAGGGTTCATAGGACGGTACCACGCAGTATGCTTATTTAAGAAAGCCTCATACTCATTTAAGAATTTCCAGGTACCTTTCTCATTAATATAGTCTTTAAGACTAGCACCCATCTTAAGAGTAATCCCTTCTTCAAACCATATCTGATTAATTAGTTTACCGGCATGAAAGTAACTAGATGCAATCTGACGTTTCTTTAATATAGCAGAGTGCTTATAGTTTAGTTCTGCTAAAGACTCATAGAGAGCCATATGATATTGAGCGTCTCTGACATCAGCAAATCCAAACCGTTGCGTCTCCTTGTTAAAGATAGGTAGGAAGTTTAACCACATGTAGTAATCACGTGGTATATACCAAGCATTACCATTGCTTTTATATATAGCACCAACTCTACACTTGTTTTTCTGATCATTCCAATAGATTATAAAATCCTTGGTTCCTTGTGGTGCTTTACAGTAAAACCCCTGCTGATTGAATAGTCTAGCTTGCTCATTAAACATTAAGCTTGCTTCATCAAATGCATATTCACCTGGTTCTTTAAAAATACTAAACACAAAGTCTTTAAACTCATCACGTGAATTAAAAGACGTAGTTGTCCACTCTCCGTTCTCCCAAGTAGGTATTACTATATCAGTACTCATTAAGAAGTTTTAATATTTCACTAAGTGCCTCATGGCGGTGGTTATCATAAAGAACTACTTTATTAACCCAGTGAGATTTCTCTAACTTAGGTACCTCATGTATAGCGGACTCATTCTTAAACTTTAAATCTATTTGGTGAGGATCACCAGTAAAGATCATAATAGAATCCTTACCTAAACGTCCTACACACATCTGCAACTGGGCTTTAGTAAGATTCTGAAATTCATCCACTATGCACACACAGTTATCAAAGGTTCTACCTCTAAAGTGGGTAAGAGATACAAGCTCTATAGCTTCCTGTTCTTCAAGCTTATTTAAGATATCCGGTTTATCATAAACCTTTCTCATATTAGACTTAATAGGCACAAGCCAAGGTTCCATCTTTTCTTTCTCAGAACCTGGTAAAAAACCATTGTCTTCAGTAGATATAGTAGGTCTTGTTATAACAATCTTGTTTACTCTTCTCTTAAAGTACATATCAAGAGCTACCTGTACAGCAAGTAAAGTTTTACCAGAACCAGCATTACCTAATAAGAAGTTATAAGGAGCATTGAGAATTAACTCTTTTGCTTTCTTTTGCTCTTCAGATAAAGTAATAGAAAACTTAATATCTCCTTTTGGAGCAGTCTTCTCAACGTTTTGCTTTGCCATTTTCTATAAGTTTTATTAGTGAGTCAATGTCTTTAGCCTTACTAGGTAAAGAATAACTGTTCATAAAGGTACTTAAATTATTTCTAGGTATAGCCATCCATTCTTCTGTTTCACAAGAATAGTAGATAAAAAAGTCTGATAAGTTACATTTGGTCATATGCAAGCCCGGCTCCTCCTCTAGCCCTACCTTGTTGTTCTTCTTGAAGATCTTTGTATGCGCCTTTGTAGGCTTCTCTGATTTGCTGGAATTTTGCTGCCGTGTTAACAAGCGCTGTGATGTTACCGTCTCTTCCATCTGTTATACTTGTTGTTTCCATATACCTAGCAAGTCTATCAAGCATTTGTTTAATACCATTATAAGCTCTGGAGGTTGGTGTTTCATAAAGCTTTCTGCACATGTTTAAAGCACCTGGGATACCATCATCCTCGGGACTAAACTCTGCACTTATCTCTGCTAATATAATCTCTTCTTTGTCATCTTCAGCAAGATTGAAAAAAGGATTTAGATCAGGACTTGGACAAGTCATGTAAAATAAATACTGATATATCTTAAGGTAATCCTCAGGATAATCATCCATAATCTTTTTAAGTGTAGTAATAGTATAACAGTGTTCTGTTGGAATTATTACACCATCCTGTATATCAAATAGTCTCTT